CGTGCCAGAGGAAACTGCTGAGGTGATGCCGTAGTTGTTGGTTCCGGCTGTTTGATCTTGAATATAAAGCCCGACAGAATTAGTAATTGTCGATCCTGCGCCAAGACCTGCGTTATCAACAAACAGCCCCCAAGCGTTTGCCATCGTATATGCGGCTGCCGACGATCTAGCTCTTACCCGAACCCCTGTTACTGAAGAGGTTGCAGCCGAACTTCCAAACGCATCAACAAAAATACCATACTGCGCTGTTCCAGTCTGACCTGTATAGGACATCCGGTATCCGTACTCACCTGTAGGTGCTACACCTTGCCCAATATACCCATTCACCTGCACAGTGTCGGTGGAGGCGTCGCCTAGCGTTACATTAGTAGAGATAGAAACAGCGCCAGTAGAATCCGCAATGGTCATCGCAGCCGTACCATCCTTGGCTTTGATGTTCGTGACTTCGAGGTTGGTCGTGTCGATGGTTGTAGCGGCCAAGATCCCTACCGATACCCCGGCGCTACTTTGAAACGCCATATCGCCCAGATCTTGATTGAGCGGGATCTGGTTGGGGTTTGTTCCTACGTCATACTGACTGGCTACTAGGTACTGCGTACCTGATACGGTTTCAGAAATTGTTCCGTTAGCAACGATATTAGACGTATTGGTATTGGTGTTTGTACCGATTAGCAGGTTATTGGCTGCGTCTAAATACGCTGATTTCCCCGCCGGATAAGTACAAAAGACATCCTTTGTCCCGGCTGAGAAGTTAACCGCCGATCCACCGTTGGAAGAAGCAAGGATCGTGTCTCGACTAAGCGTCGTCCCAGAAGCCGTATACGTACCGATACCAACTTCCCACTCGTTCGCTCCCGGCAGGTTGATGGTGTAGTACGTTGTATTTCCGTTCCCGATAGCTGAGAAGCTCTGGAAACCTGCTACCGCCCCGGCAAGGGTAATAGTCCCAGTCCCAAGCGTGGTGGTCGTTTCTCTAACACGGTCTTTTACGACTAACGGCATACTTCACCTATACGGTAGGAATGATTGTCCAGCCCGTTCCCGGGCTGACCGTAATCTGAATCCAGTTAGCATTCTGCGTATCATCTACCGGTTCCCACAAGCCCCGGCGAGTGATTGAATCTGATCCCGTTGCAGACTCTGAAACCGACGTAATAAACGTAACGTTGGTATTGACTGCATCTGCCGCAACAGATGATTCTGAAATAGATACTGCAAAGTTAACTACCGCAGCAAATGCATCAGAACCTGTTGATGATTCAGAAATAAAATTTGGAAATGAAACAATAGACGCGATAGAGTCAGCAGCAGTGCTTGACTCCGATACGCTAGAGTTGATTTGGAAAGTAGATGAGACAGTATCTGAACCTGTTATGGTCTCAGATATAAGAGAAATAAACGAAGCAATACTGCTAACTACATCTGAACCCGTTGCAGATTCAGATATGGCCGGAGAGTAAAACGTACCTCCAACCGTTGAGAACGGAAGTTCTGCAAAAGACCCGGTTGAAAAGGCCATACCCCACCATGTTAAACAGCAATCAGATCGTCTTCCAAGAACCAGCGCTCTTGCTCATTCCCGTCAGTATCAGTCCACTTCAGAAGACAGTACACATTCCCGTCTTCATCCATCCGGAAAGCTAGCACCGGGCCTGACGGCGTAATCTGCCGGACCTTGACCTCATCGCCCTTCTTGAATTTGGTAGCCATTACGCCGCATCCAAACTGAACGTGTAAACGCACGTGAGAGTGTCACCGTTAACAACGTTCCGGTCCCCGGGCGGCTGAAAGTCAGCAGCGGAGAACAAGACGCCGGAACTTCCACCCTTGGTGTTGTTGCTAATCAAGAAAGCCCCGCCCACCGTCACGGAGCTTGTAATGCTATACGTGGCAGGGGATCCGCTGTTGCTAATGACCGATGGGTCAGCAGTGGTAGCTGTTCCGAATACACACTGAGGCCGAGTGGCCTGAGAATAATCAGTGACTTCTGTCCAGCCCCCATGGGATGACGCGGTGTCGCCAGCAGCGGGGTTGTTGGTAGACGAAGCGCCATACAGTCCGAGGTACCAAGTAGCAGTGTAGTTAGACCCGGTAAAGTACTGAGTGTTCATATCCTGTAGACCAACATTGACTACAAGATTATGAGACTCTGCTTCCCACTTGACATTACCGTCCTTGTCCCGCGCGGTAATCTTAAACACACCACCGGCTTTAGAACCTTCTTTCATGTCTCACCTCAATTGCTTGAACGGAGCAAAGCCGTTGTAGCAGTATTACCCGGCATCGTTACCGTAAATGTGTTTGTGCAGGTTTTGTCTGAACCAAAGTCTAAAACCGCAATAGATCGGTTTGCCTTGCTAGCATTGTAAAGCAGCGCACACCTTGTCGTAAACGCTGCTGGAACCCACAAGACATTGTCAAACGTTACCCAAGCTGTATATCCACTACTGCTAATCGCCGCGCCTGAAACGACATTTCCACCGGCAGAATAACCCGTCCCGGTAATTTCGTTAGCTGTAGTGTAGACAGTCGTAGATGCATCTAGATTTGCATTCGCTGTATACAGAGCAAGCTTTAACGTGTCTGTCGTTAGATCATGGATGCCCTGATATAACTCAGCCTTAAAGCTCGTTGTTTGGGTCTGAACGATCATTTAACAGGGTTCCTTACTTGACCGTCACGGTAAGCGTCCATACGCTGTTTACCATCACCCAGATTCTTAAGAAGTAACAACGACTGCCCATACATGTCGTTGTACATTGCAACTTGATCCGGCTCCGCCTTCAAGAACCTCGCGGCCTCTACTAACGTCCCGTTCAGCAATGCTGAATCAAAGTTATCACCCAGCCAAGTAACACCGCTGGCATTTGTAACCGTTACAACAGGGATACTAAATCCTGATCCAGTCCCGCCAATACTGGAAGCAGCACAAGACAACGTATTCCCAACTGCGTAATACACGCCCGGGTTCTGGATAGTGACCGAGGTAACAGCGTTACCGGATACAACGATCCTAGCAGTCGCTCCAGATCCTGAACCGCCGGTAAGAGGAACACCGTTATACGTACCGTTTGTATACAACGAGCCAGCGGTGATAACACCTAACGTATTAAGCGCACCCTGAACAATTGACTCAGGATAGTAGTAATAATGAAGCTCTGCGTAATACGCAGTGTCCGGCGTAGGCCCGACGATGAACGAAAGCTCAGTCTCTAAATCTGACCGGGGGCCAAAGATAGCGTAGTGCTGAGGCTTGCCTGTCGAGTTCGGAGGAGGATAGGCTTCACGGATGAAGTTGACATCCTTGTTCAACAGGTACGTATATGTACCGGTGTTGATATCCCCGCCCGTTACACCTGTAATGACCGCGAGGGAATAAACAGACAAGAAGTCTAATGGAGCCGATAAGTACTGATTGTTAGCTGTAAACTGTCCGTAGACGTTCTTACGCAAGTTGGCAATCTGAACAGTGTTATAGATCTTCTGTTCGGCCTGCCGGACCAGCATAGCCATCTGAGCATCAGTGAAAGTGTTCTCAATGATGTCTTCAACATTTGCTGCTAACTCTGTGTACTGCATAGCTTAAGCCATCGGCCCCCGAGCCATTACACCTTTAGTCGCCGCTCCAGTACCACGAACCTTGATCCCGGAAGTCTTAACGTTCTTTTCCGGATATCCAGAATTCTTAAGGTCTACCTTCGGAGCAGGTTTGGGCTGATTCTTTTTCATTTCAAATCCCCGCCTTCGGCACTTTGCGAACCGACTTCATCTGATTTGCAACCTTAGCAAGGTTCCGACCCATCTCTTTCATTTGAAGATTGGTCTTACCACCTTTTGCAAACTTCGTAAGAGGCTTGCCGGGGTGCATTGCTTTCTCGTGTTTGTGAACCGCTTTCTTGGCGTCCATGATAACTCCTACGTTGTTACTATTGAGACAGTTCCAACAGATGTAATTGCTACAAGATAGTTAGGCGTCAATCCAGCGTCACTAGAACTTGCACCGCCAACCGGGTTCCATCCCCACTGTATATCTCTAGATCCACCTGAAGGAAACCCGTCTTCATTCGTTCCCGACGTTACATACGTCGTATCCCGTCTAGGATTACGTAATGCTTGCGGGTCATCTACAGGATACATCCCTAATTGCAACTGGGGATGATCGGGCGACCAGCATTCGTTACAAACAAGCAGATTGTACCGCTTAGTCTTTACAATCTCTTCTTTTAGTTTGTGAAGCTTAAATTGAAAACCGCAAATGTCGCACATGGCGATTGCGATTTTCCCGCTAGCAAATTGATTACCCATGATTACGAGCTAGCGCCACCGATAAACATCTGCCTCGGAACAAAACGTACGGCAGCTTTTTCACGGTCTTCACCAGCAGCAATATCAAACTGCTCATCGTATGCCTGTTTTAACATCGGCACACGGCTAACAAGATCAGGGATTTTCATTGCAATGTGATATGCAAGACCTGCTACTAAGCAAGGTAAGAACCTGAAGTTCATATCTGCCGTCTGTAAACCTGCTCCGGCGTCCTGTACACGCCTTAAGTACCAATATACGAATTGATACGTCTGCGTGTTATCCGGCGTGGGCCAGACAGTGATACTCGGAAGGTTAGGGTTGTATACAGCCGTCCCGCTCGTATGAGACGCAGCAGTCGTTCCGTTCTGCGCTCTAAACACGTTACCTAACGTATTCCCGTCTAGGTATCCGTAAGCGATATCTTCGTTATCAATCCGAATGAACCCGGCATACGGCAGGTTGGCAGTAGAGCTTAAAGTGATAGTTGTCGTTGAGCTGTTGATAGATCCCGACAACGTAGCCCCTGTCGGGCTTACAGCACCAGACAACCTCTGAATCCAAACCTGAATAGGTCTAGCCTGTTGCAACTTGTTAGGAATCGTAGCGTATGTAGATACGCTAATTCTGGTGATGTTTAAATCAGCCTGAGTAGAGGCTGAGTTAGCACCAGTCCTGATAACTTGTTCTAACAGGTCAATCGTGTCTAGCGGAAGAGCGTACGTATTGAGACCCGGGGTTAACGTAATGGCACCTTGGTTGAAGGTCCACATGTTGATGCCACGGTTCTGCCACTCTATCGTCATCAGGTTCATAGACCTGCGAGCGGTACGCAAGTCATAACCCGACCGCATTTCCCGGCCAGCCCTCTCGAACGCCTCTTCCGCGATTTCTGTAAATTCGAGGTCGAAAAGTGTAGTGCCGGAGGTTGTCATCTAAATCTCGCTGTCTTTTCAGCTATCTTTTTAGGCTGTGCTACAAACTGCTTGCCCTTTGCTTTCCCGGCTCGTTTAGCTTTTGTAGTGGCTGCGTACTCTTGCGGGCTTAACGATTTGATCGCTGCTTCTGGAAGATATCTCTCTCCCGTCTTAGATGACGGTTTACCAGACCGTGTGGCCCATTTCTGGCTACCCCAATCTTTTAGCGATTTCTGCGGAGCTTTCATCAAACCATTCTTCCGCGAGTTTTACCGCGCTGCGCTATCCCGTCACCTCGATGCACTTTGCCGCCATGACTGTAAATCGAATAATACCGATTGCCGCGTTTCTCAATCCTTGCGCCGCGCTGCTTTTCGGCCTCAACAGCTTTATCAAACGTTGGGTGTTGCGCGCCTTTTAAAATAACATAAGCGCCTTCAGGCAGGTTATGTTTTATACGCTCAGCTTCGTTAACCGGAGCAACGGAACCCCAGTGCCCATCGTCTTTACTGGGCTGCATTTGATTAGCCCGAGCGGTTTCGTAGTCATACTCGTCACTCTCGGGATCAAAAGGCTTATTGTTAGTCACGGTAAGAACCGCCTTTAGCCTTGTATTGCTTAGCAAGAAGCTGGGCCTTACGGGCTGACCACTCTCCTGCACCTGTACCCTGAACGGCTTGAGCCTTGATCTTGTTGAACAAGGCTTTACGCATTCCGGGCTTAGTGTAGTTACCAGCTTCGTTAACGCGACTGACCTTACCGCCTTCTGCATACTCATAGAAAGCGGTGTCATCCCGGCGCTGTTTGCGCTTAGGTTTAGGCATCTTACTGGGCATGATTGCGCCCATACCGCGAGATGACATCATGACGATCTCCTAGATCATCCGGCCCTTGGTCTTGCCGCGCTGAGCACAGCCATCTGCTCGTTTAGATGCAGAACTGACTGAACCGCCTTTGGCATACCCGGCTTCTTGATAAGCCTCGTACTCTCGGGCGGCTTCAGGCACAGACTCACGCATAGCTTTAGCTGCGCGGATATCATCCCGGGCAGATTTAGCCATCGTAGGCATCAGGCGAGACAAAAAGTCTTGCTCGCCAGAAATACCTTTCTGCATCATCTCGCGGGCCTGCTCTAACTTAGCCCGCTCTTTTTCGGTAGGTTTGCGATAGTTAGGCATGTTAGCACTTGCCTCCGCCCATCATCTTTACCTGCATACCCCGGGTCTTGCCTTTCTTGGCAATACCGTCAGCAGCTTTGTGACCAGCAGCAAGACCGCCAGACGCCATCTTCTTGGCGTAGCCACCTTTCTTCATTCCGGCCTCGGCCATTTCATGTTTGATCATGGACTTAGGAGCGCCTTTCTTTTTCATAAAGGCAAGCTCTTTACCTACCATAGCTTTAGACTCTTTCATTTCGCCACCTTTGGATTTACCGACAAATTCCTTGCCGACAGATTGAGGGATTCCAACTTTTTTAGCAAATGAAGGATTATGCGCAACTGCTTGCATTAACCGTTCTTGTTTAGCGCTGTGAGTTGGCACGGTGTGCCTCCATAAACCGGTCAATCTTAACTTCTAGCCTGTCTAACCTGTCTAGCACCCGGTTGATGTCTGCATGAACTTCAACCTTGGTGACGTATTCTTTAGCTACTTCTTCTCGGGTCTTGTTGAGAAGAATAGTAACTCTAGTAAGTTCCTGAGACTTCTCTCGTAAGATATAACCCACAATTCCGATAGCACCTGTAAGTAACAGGTTCCAAACTGTTGATTCCATCTCAACATTTCCATCGTTTTCGGGCTTGCCGCAACCGACTGTTAGGATCTTTTGCTGCTTCTGGAAACTGCTTCATCTGCCCAGCCGAACGCGCACAGAATGACTTTCTGCGTTTAGCTCGCTCAGGAGAAGGCTTATCTTCCGTAACAGCGGTTTGTAACTTGGAACCGGGATTAGCACGACGGTAGGCTTTTACACCTTTCTCCGTCATCCCGGCACCTTGTTTGGTAGGCCGGAAATTGCCAGACTTAATGGAAGTCTGAATCCCCATGCCTTTCTTAGTCATGATCTACCCGCAGATAATTGTGCAGTACGTGACGTTAGTCAGCGTCACTACACAGTAGTCTTGGTTAGTACTAAGCGTGGTCAAGATACCTTCTGCTGCCATGTACAGACTGTTTACAGCCGTAGCAGATGCAGGAGTATTAACCTGAAGACGCAGATTGGACGCAAGATCATTTGTGTTGAACTTGATCGAACCTGCGGTTCCAGTCCCGACGTAGTACAAACCTTTGATACGGGTTCGAGGAAGAGCAAGACTGCCAGTCGTACCGATCTTGACATTACCCGCCGAAGCACCGCTAGCCGTGATTGAGTTCACACGAGCGTAGTAGTTCGTAGAGGTAACCGTCGAGGCATTAGCACCAGTCAGCGTTTCGCTAACAACGGT